CCCTATCAATCCTTCATTAAGATTGATCTGGCTTAAGGCCTTTTGTTCAAATTTATTTATAGACATATACTTAATACCTTTTATATAAATATCAAATCAGTAAAAAAGCTCCGAATGGAGCTCTTTTTATCTTTTCATTTTTCCCCTTGATTGCTTCATAGCTTTATCATGAGCTTTTTTCTCATCATCAAAATGCTTTTGTAATCTTCTTATAAAGAAATGCCGTATAAATACCGGCATATTACAAACATCTGAATAAGTAAACCCGCCTTTACCGAAAAATACTAAATCAAATATTTGTTCTTGTAACATTACCTTATACTTGCGTGTCAGGCCAAAAAAGGTCCAATCCGAAGGTAAATGAACCACGAAAGGATTCTCCAGTCGCCTCATCAACCAAATCTATGCTTAAGTCAATATCAGGAGTAATGCTGGACATGTAATTACGAATTGCACGACTATCAATTGCTAATAATTCATTATCAACAAATTTACGTATAAATGCCGTTTCAGTATGACCATCGACTGATGTAATCAAATACTTTAATCGAGTAGTTAATGCAGCTTCTTTTTTAACTTTAGCTAATCCTGCTATTTCCGCATCTATTTTTTTATTATCAGCTTGTGTTAATAATTTGAAAGTAATTTTATGTTTACTTGCTGGTAGTTCAAAATCAAATTCGTTTTTACCAGGTGTTAACAATTCCCAATTAATTTCCTTGTCCTTTAACTGTGTTAAATCAACTTCAACACGTTGTTTATTACCGGCAGGAGAAATTACATCAGTTTCGTATTTAGATCCATATCCTAATACTCTTGCTGCAACCATTATTGCATTTTTATCGCCTAAGAATAAGTCATTATAATCGACAGGCGTTATAATAAGTGCTTGAAATAATTTATCTAGTACTACGCCTTGCTTGATATAACTTTGGTTAGTAAGAATATCTTCTTCTTTAGCAGTCATATACTTCATTTCAATCTTACCTGATTTCAATGGATGACCGTCCGGATATAATACTCCCTTACTAGGTAATTCAATAAGTTCCGTAGGACCTGTATATCCTGATGTCGGTGCACTAGGCGTTTGGGTTTGATAATTGGCTGTCGCCATGGCTTTTAATTGAGCATCGGACAATGGTCCGCCCTTGTACTCGTCGTTAACTGTTGGCATGTTTTCCTTTAATATAACTTAATTTAATATAAATATATGATTTATTTTTTCGTATGACGTTTCTGGTTTTCCTTAGCTTTACGTTCAGCCGTATCTTTAACTCGTTCCGCCTGACTTAGTAAATCTTCAGTAGCGGCTTCTATTTCAGGATCATCTCGAAATTCTTTACGAAGTGCCTTTACTGCATCATAAAGTTTTTTACCGTACAATACAGCGGCTACACCAGTACCTATTATAGCAGCAAGTGATATTGCTTCATTAATTTTGTCGCCGTAATGTGCTATAGGATCAACGATCTTTTTCATTTTATATAAATATATGGGTCAGCGATTTCCTTTCTGCAAACTCTTGTAACTATTAAATTCGCGATTGCAATCCGTACATGTAAATTCGGTCATAAAAAAATCCTTATACTTATTATTTCTAATAAATATAAGGATTTTAATTCTAACTTCCAAATATGATTGATATCAAAACTGCAAGATCGCGTAGTCATATTTTAACGTCAACTCAATGTTAACTGGATCTTCTGTTGCCCAATCCATGTCACCGAACGTTGCAGATGAAATAAATGCTCCTATCAAAGTCCATTCTTCAACTTTATCACCTACTGGTCCTAAAGTATTGAAGGTAATGTTCTTTTTATAAAAGTCACTATAACCATCACGTCCAGTTACAGACTCGTGGTGCAAACGTACCCATTCCATTACTGCCTGTGCTCCTGATGGAACAACTGGGTCATATAATGTTACGGTAACATCTTGCCAACGGCTTTTACCTTTTAACTTACGTTCAACGTTGATATGATCTAGAATCACTTCACCTTGGTCAATACTTGGACGACTTGCAGCCTTAATAAGGTATGCAGGAATTCCTTCAATGTACATAATGAAGCGGTTCGCCATTTTCGGCTCATACGCGGTATAAAATATTTCGCTTGGATCTAATAATTCTGCCATTTTCTTATCCTATTATTTCTTATAAATATCTACTTCTCTAAAATCCTATTCTGGGAAACTAGCACCTGTCGGTAGAATATTGAAATCAACAATAATAAATTCAGCCGTTTTAGCAGGTTGAAGATAAATTGCTCCTCTCATTTCATTTCTATCAATTACATCAGGAGTATTATTTGTTTCATCCATTACAACTTTAAAGGCATATAAACCTTGACGTTGTTGGATATTATCAAAGTACGGATTAACAATACTTAGGAATCTGTTTCTAGTTGCGGCTGTATTATTTTCAAATACTAAGTACTTTGTACTTGAAGCAATGAACTTCTTAGCAGCAATTAATAAACGACGTACATTTACACGATCCAATGCAGAAGCTTTCTTTTGCAATGTCTTCTGTCCAAATACAACAACACCGTTATTAGGGAAAGTTGCAATTGGGTTTACAGAAGCATCATATAAGGTATCTCTGTTTGATAATGTCAATTTACGTTCTGTTTGAATTGCAATATCAATTCCACCACGATTCAAACCTGCAGGTGCAAACCACGGAGCAGCTACTCGGTCATTAAATGCATATACTCCAGGAATTAATGTAGAAGCCGGAACCCATACATTCTTTCCTAAGTCATTATCTGGAATTTTAACCCATGGCCAATAAACCGCAGCATAATTACTATCACGGCCATCGGCAACTGTAGTTGCTTGAGTCAATGTAGCTCCATATTCTACTGGATCATAAACCAAGAAGCAATCTCCACGATCTTCAACCATACTAATAGCTTCAGAAATAACAGCAGCATGATTTTGTAAATTATCAACAATGCCCGGTAACACTAATAAATTGATATCATATTCATCTTGATTCTTTAACAAGCGAATTGCATCAATGTAACTAGTCAATCCTTCATTTCCATTAGCTAAATTAAATCCTTGCGTATTAGTATCACTAATAGTTTCAAAGAATGAAATTGGATGAATTACATTACCATCACTTCCGTTAGCAAATGTTCCAGATACTGCAGCCGGTAATGACGCAGAAGCAGCTCCTACACGTACACGGCCGTTAGAATCTAAATAATTCAAAGTTGATTTAACTTCACTAACACGTACATAGCTTGATTTATTAGGGAATGAACCAGACAATTGAAGGAATGGATCTCCAGTACCACTATCACGTAACGTATATATTTGGTCTCCAATTACACGTGAAATATAATTTGGTGAATTAGGATCTAATGTTAAATTACTAAATTGTTCGACAATTGTCTTTCTACGATTTGTATCATCTCCACGACGAATGGCTAAAGTAAATGTACCTTTTGTATCATTTACATTAGATACTTCCCAACGTAAATTGTTAGCACTTCCACTTACAAGAACACCATTAAGTCCTTGATCTGTACCCAATCCTCTTCCTAAATTAATTGCACTAGTCTGCCCGCTATTTAAAATAGCACCATCAGCTAATGTAGTTAATCTAAACGAATATCCTGATCCAATTGATTGAGTTACATATGATTCTGCCGGGCTATATGTCCCTGCTAATATACGTACCACTGTCAATGTATCTGCATATTTTAAATACTCTTGAGCTGCATAGTTAGTTAAGTATTTATAATTACCCTCAACTGCTGCAGATCCACTTGTAAATGCTCCGCCAAATACTTGTACAAACTCAGAGTAACTAGTTACTTGAGTAGGGATACCGGCTGGTCCTTTTGCAGTAGGTCCTATAATTGCAGCTCCGATTGCAGCAACTCCCGCAGGTAAAAACGACTGATCTACTTCATTCGTAAATACACCGGGAGATATAATTTTTTCGGCCATTAGTTTGCTCCTAAATTATTGTTAACATGTTTCATATAAATATCAAAGCAACTTGCCAAACACTATATTATTGCGCAGGATTCGGGATGAATTCTCCGGTTGCTACATCTACAGTACCTGACCCGTATTTTGCATTTAACGTTTCAAGCAATTTGCGTTCTTGTTCTTGTAAATCTCTATAGGATTGCTGAAGTTGGGTTTTTGCTGTTTTCAGATCTTCAACATGTTGCTCTGTTAACATTACTTCTAACTCCAATTGACCAAATTCTAAAATTTTAGCTTCATAAGCTTTACGTAAGTTAGATAATTGATCCAATTCTTCTGGTGAAAACTTTTTTGTTTCTGACATAACTGTTCCTTTATTAATTTAATATAAATATGGTATTCTTTAGTTAGAACATAGGAGTCCATGTAGCTCCGTTCCAAAAATACGGTTTAATGCCGGTAGCTGATCCAGATACTATAATTGACCCTGATGCTATACCGGTCGGTGTAGTTGTTCTAGGTACTAGTGTTAAAATATTATTAATTGTAGTAGATCCAGATACATTTAAACTACTGCTTATCACTGTACTTGTTGCTTCTATATTTAATTTTTGCGCGGATGATATTAAAAGATCGGTAGCGCCGGTACTGTAAATGGCATTAGATAATGGGAAAAATGGACTACTAACTGGATCATATACATATGAGCCCAAACTAATGTTAT